TCCTTCTGCTATTGGACCGGCAAACGCTGCGGGGTTTACGGCATTAAAAGATAAAGTAGAAGTAATATTATCAGCTAGGAATTTTTTAAGTAAAAATTAATTTTAGATTATGTCAAAAAGAACACAATCTGAATCAAGAGCTGCAACCAGACGAGCTCAACTTGCAGCTAGGAAGGAAACGAAAGCCAAAGGAAAAGCAAAATCAGAATATACACAAACTAGAGGGAAACAAATAGCAGATGCTGCTTCAGCGAGGAAGAAAGCATTTGAAACTGGTGGTTCATGGGCCGGATTTTATATAAAAATGAGAGGATTTTTGAAAAATGATGATGCATTAGGACAGATTGGTAAATATTATAAAAAATATGAAAAATTTATTAAAAATAAGAGTACGATAGAATATGATAGAACTACTCATAAAGTTGCAGTAAATTTTAAAGATATAGTAAAAGCTGCTAAATCATCATTAAAAGGAGAAGTAAAAAAAGAAGCAGAAAGAATATCAAATGAATCAAAAGATAATGAAGGTGCAAAAAGATTATCAGGAGCAGAAGATGTTTTAAATTGGTTAGAAACGGAAGAATGGGTAAGAGAATTTTTAGAACAATATGAACAGGTTGTTGTTAGTGGTGCAGTTATGTTTCCAGGACTTTTACATGTAGAGGCAGGTGGTTTCTCAAGTGCACAATTTCAATTCAGAAAACCAAAAGGAGGAACTAGAAAAAAGTTTTCTGTAAAGAAAGAAAAAGTAGCTGCTTTAGTAAACTATGGATTAAATGAGGCAGTTGCTGCTTATATGGCTAGTACCATAAATGCTAATAAATTTTCTCCTAATGGAGATTTATTACAGAGAGTAGGTGAAGGAATACAATTGTGGTGGCTAGGTAGACAAATGAGTACTGATAAAACTCCAATATTTGCACTCCCACCAGCCGTGGCTAGTAGTCCTGGTGATAGAACTATTATGAGTATGTGTTTATTTCCTGGTATTTTCCCAACACAACCCATGTTCCCTATTGGTAACGTAGATAGATGGCTTATAAATTTTATTATAAATGCAAATTTTCATTTATTATCTGTTGCAGGAATACATGTATGTTTTCACAAAACATCTCTTACAGGTGTCCCATATCCATATTGGATAACTCCGTGGGGTGGATACTTTACAAAACCATTTGCAGTTCCACCATTAAATCCATTATCCGATTTACCTTGGAAACTTTCTCCGAAAGAAATTGTTGAAGAATTAGCACCAATGGCATTTAATTATGCAGTTGGTGAAGGTGTAGGAAAGGCCGGTGAGGTAGCGGCAATGATAACTGCTAAAATAGGAGGTGAAGCAGCGGGAGCTGTTTCTTCTACATTATCTGCACCACCTGCCCCATAACTAAATAAAATTTAAATACAATATTTATTACTAAACATATACAAAACAATTATTATGAAATCAGAAATTTTATTAACTTTAATTAAAGAAGTTGTTAAAAATGAAGTTAAGTTACAGGTAAAAGAAGAACTTGTTAAACTTATCAAATCTGGTGCAGTTACATTAAACTCACAAAAGAAAACATCTACTCCATCGTTGAGAGAGATGACAGAAGTTACACCACCGATTAAAAGACAACAACCAATTCAACAGCAAAGAACTCAACCTCAAAGGGAATTTTCAAAAGACCCAATGATTAATGAGATTCTTAATATGACACAACCATTTACGTCTGCACAAAGAGCAGAAGGAACGGCATCTCCATTAGGAGTTAGTGGTGGTAGTGTTTTAGATATGTTACAACCACAACAAAGTATGGAAGAAGATTGGGAAACTATGGATTATAGAGAAGGCATACAAATACCTCAAAGTATTCCTCAACAATTAGAATCAACTGGTGATGGATTACAAGATGCTACAATAAAAGCATTGACTAGAGATTATAGTGAATTAGTAAAAAGATTTAATAAATAATGGCAATAGAATTAGGAAAAATACCGGTAAAAGATTTAATACAAAACCAACATAAAGGTTTAAGTATTGGTTTTTCTAATTCAGATACAGATGGAATATTTCAAAAAAATTATTCCACCAGAAAACAATATGCTGAAAATATTAAAAATTTAATATTAACAAGAAAAGGGGAAAGATTATTGAATCCACTTTTTGGATGTGATATTCATAGAATTTTATTTGAACCAATAGTTGAGGGTGATATAGAGAAAAAAATTCAAGATTCAATAGAACAGGCTGTTAATTATTGGATTCCTGAAGTTAATATAGATGAAATCGTTTTTGATTTTAATGAGGCAGATATAGATAACCATACAATTAACTTTAATATAGTTTTTTCATTAAAATTAAATCCAGATATAAGCGATAACGTAGAAGTATCAATAAACGAATAATATAAAATGGCAATTAAATCTTTAAATAAGACTTGGGGAAATAACAATAAAGAAATAAATTATGTTGGTAAAGATTTTACCACATTTAAAGAAAATTTAGTTAATTTCGCAAAAACATATTTTCCGGATAATTACTCCGATTTTTCAGATGCATCACCTGGAAACATATTCATTGACATGGCTTCGTATGTTGGTGATGTGCTTTCATTTTACCAAGATACACAATTAAAAGAATCAATGCTAGCAAACGCTAGTGAAAGAAAGAATGTGGTATCTATTGCTCAATCTATGGGATATAAACCAAAATTATCTTCTCCTGCGGCAACAACTATAAAAGTTTATCAAATTGTTCCATCAAAAAATAATGGTGGAAATTTAGAACCTGATTCTAGATTTTATTTAAAGATTAAAGATGGTATGGAAATAAAAGCATCATCTAATTCAAATATAATATTTAGAACAACCGATGCAGTTGATTTTGAAAATCCAATTGATAGAGAAATAGATGTGTATGAAAGAAATTCTACTGGAGAACCAACTCAATATCTTATTAGTAAATTAGTTAAAGCAATATCGGCAACACAAGTAGAAACATCATTTATAATGGGTAATGATGTAGATTATCCATCAATTTCATTAACAGATACGGATATAATACAAATTGTTTCAGTAGCAGATTTAAATAATAACAAATATTATGAAGTTCCTTATTTAGCACAAGAAAGTGTATTTGTAGAACAAGCAAATATTTCTGCTAACACAAACTCATCATTAAATACAAATTCATCAGAAGTTCCTTATATTTTAGAAGTACAAAAAGTACCTAGAAGATTTAGTGCCAAAATTAATTCAAATAATACAATGGATTTACAATTTGGAAGTGGTGATACTACAATGAATGATGAACAAATACTTCCAAATACAAAAAATGTAGGATTAGGTTTAGCTAATTCAGTTAATAGATTAAATCAAGGTATTGACCCTTCTAATTTCTTAAAAACAAATACATTTGGAATAGCTCCTACCAATACAACATTGACCGTTAAATATTTAGTGGGTGGTGGCGTAGAATCAAATATTAATACTGGTGATTTGGTTAATATTATAAAAATAGAATACGAAGAAGATTTATTATCATTAAGTGATAGTGACTTGAGAATATATAACCAAGCTAAAACAACAATAGCGGTAGAAAATATTGAACCGGCAGTTGGCGGTAGAGGTGCAGAATCAATTGAAGAAATTAGACAAAATGCATTAGCAATGTTTGGTTCTCAAAATAGAGCAGTTACAAGACAAGATTATATTGTTAGAGCATTAAGTATGCCAGCCAGATATGGTAGTGTTGCAAAAGTATATGTTAGTCCAGATGGTGAAATTGATAACAATTCACCTGCATCAATTTTGGCTAGTCCAAATAATATTGCAGAATTTACAAATTTGGTAGATTCTATGAAAGGAATGGCTAAATCGGAAATACAAAAAGAATTAGTTAAATATCTTTCAAACAAAAGAACGGCTATTTCCGAAGTTAATAACCCGTTTGCAATCAATATGTATTTATTAGGATATGATTCTAATAAAAATCTTACTCAACTTAATCAAGCAGTTAAACAAAATCTTAAAACTTATTTAGGTGAATATAGAATGTTGACCGACGCCGTTAATATTATAGATGGATTTATAGTTAATATTGGTGTAGATTTTGAAATTATATGTTATCAAAATTATAATAAAAGAGAAGTATTAGCAAATTGTTTATCAGTAATTCAAGAATATTTCAATATAGATAATTGGACATTTAATAAACCAATTAATATTTCAGAAATAGAATTGATATTAGCAAATGTAGAAGGAGTAATGAGTGTACCATCGGTTAAACTTAAAAATTTATGTGCAGGTGATGGTAATTATTCTCCAAATAAATATAATATGGATGAAGCAACAAAGGGAAAGATTGTATATCCTTCTTTGGACCCTTGTGTTTTTGAAGTTAAATTTCCTAACAAAGATATCAAAGGGAGGGCCTTATAATGCATAAATTTTTCACATCATCATATGATTCGAGTATATATCTTCAACAACCTGAACAAAATGCAGGTAGAGATGAGATATTAGAAGTAGGTAAACTTTATTATGGTTCTACAATGGATATTGCAAGAACTTTAATTAAATTTCCAATAAACGATGTTTCAAAATCAATAGCAGATAATATTGGAACAGGTAGTTATAGTGTATTTTTAAATCTTAAAGCTGCAAATTCTGAAGAAATTCCGTTGGAATATACAATATATGCAAACGCAGTTTCATCAAGTTGGGTAATGGGTACTGGAACAAAATTTGATAACGTAACCTATGATGGTGCAACTTGGAAATATAGAAATGGAGCAAGTTCAATAAAGTGGGTTAATTATGATACAACAGGTGGTACTGCTATATATCCTACTACTGGTAACACTACTACCGGCTCGAACAATGCAGAGGGTGGTATTTGGTATTTAAGTGGCTCCGCATCACAATCATTTAATAATGAAGTGGATGATATTAGAATGGATGTTACTAAAATAGTTAAATTATGGATTAGTGGTACTATTGATAATAATGGATTTATAATTCATCATCATGAAACTGCTTCGACTGACGATGTTGATTATGGTGTACTTAAATTCTTTTCAAAAGAAACACATACAATATATGAACCAAAATTAGAATTAGTTTGGAATGATAGAGTATTTGTAACTGGTTCGTTATCTGCTATACCTAATGAAAATTTTAAAGTTACGTTAAGTAATTTAAAATCAAAATACGATAAAAATACAAAAATAAAAATTAGAGTAAAAGGTAGAGAAGAATATCCATTAAAATCATTCTCTAACACTTTTAGTTATAATAGTTCACAATACTTACCAACATCATCATATTATCAATTAGAAGATTATCTAACCGAAGATGTAATATATCCATTTGGAGACTATACTAAAATAAGTTGTGATGCAAATGGTAGTTATTTTGTATTAGATTTAAATACACTTCCTGCCGATAGAGTTTATAAAATAAAAACAAAAATAGAAATAGACGGTATAGAATATGTTTTTGATGATAAAAATACATTTGAAATAAAATAATTATGGCGTTAACATCAATAGAAGCAATAGCTCAAAAATTACAAGAAGAAAGAAAAAACAGATTAGAAGAAATATTAATTTCATCTGGTTCACAAGCTATTGTCAAAAATGATTATGGTATAACGATTGTTGATGAAAAAAACGTTGCATCTTCTTTGGTATTTAAAGAATTAAATAAAGACAAATACGATGAAGATGAGATTAAAAAGGCAATTGATGTTGAGGTAAAGGAATTAAAACCAACAATACCAACACCAAATTTAGATTTAGTTCCTAGACCTATATATGATAAAGAGGTTGCAATTAGTGAAGATTTACGAATAAAATTAGCAGATGTAACAGCAAAATACAATGCTTCTCTTAACGAAATAAAAAGATTACAAAATGAAGTTCAAAAAATAAAAATTGAAAATCTTACAATATCTCAAAAAGATGATTTGATTTCAAATCAATTAGAAACTGTCTCCGATAGTTTGGTTACATTTACAGGCCAAATCCAAACGGCTGTTCAAAAATCAGTAGAAGAATCTATTTTAAGAACATCGTTACAATCTCAAAACACCGGATACAAAGTTCAAATTGAAGCATTAATTAAACAAATTGATTCATTGAATTCAATCATTGAAGGGTTACAATCTCAATTAGGAGCAGTACAACAACAACAGGCAATTACACAAGGTACTGCTGCTCAAGCAATGGCTGCGGGTGCAGATGTTGTTAACGAAGTTGCAATTGTTAAATTACAAGAAAAGGCAGACCCTAATAGTCCTCCTATTTTTGGTAAAGTAAATGCGAGGGGTGGTAACAAATGGATAAATGGTAAAACCTTATCAATTACAAACAATGATAAGGGGCAAATATCAATTGCAATTGATGTAAATTATCCAAACGGACTTAGGTGGTTTAGATTATCCGAATCCTCTTTTACAATGGAGCCGGGCGCAAGTAAAGATATTCAATTAAATATTGATGAATCGTCTGTATCTGGTAAAGATAGTCGAAAGAAAACATTTGGTTGGTCAGGAAGTACCGACTATAAAGGTGGTGAATTAAAAGTTTCTGTTACAAAAAGTGATAAGAGTACAAAAAGTAAATCTTATGAAATGAAATTAACTAAAAATCATCCTGATTCTTATTAATAAATTTTAAATATGAGTATTAAAAAATATACAAACTTTGAACAAATTGATGTTAATGTAGATAATAAAGGTAAATTTCTACAAGCAGAAGATTTATTCATTGTTTCAAAAAATGAAATAGAAGAAACGGATTTTGGTGATTGTAAATACGATGTAATGGAAGTATCAGTTTACGATATCAATAGTAATTTATTACCACATAAATCAGGAAAAAGTGTAGCTTATATAAAAACAGGCGATATTAAAAATTACATGTATAATGTAACTAATAAGGGAGGTCAAAAAGAACTTGCAATTGATATTGAAAAACTTTTAAGTGATTTGGGATTTACAAATGGTATTTTAAAAGTTAATATAAATTTTGTAAGAAATCGAGTAGGTAGTGATAATGAATTAGAAAGAGTTTGGATACAAGAAATATCACCATCCAGAGAAGAAATAAGAATATTACCACTTAAAACAAAATTTGAAAATATCAATGGTAAAAATACAAAAGAATTTTTTAATTTACAAAATTTAAATAAAGATTTTAAATATTATAAAAAAAATATTTTAAACGCTTTGGATATTTTAGAAAATAGTTATTTATCAAAAATAAATGATGCAATTGTAAATAAAATTGGTAATGATTTTAAAGATTCGCTTAGAAAAGATTTTGGATTAAGAAATTTTGATGGTTTTATAAAAAAGATATACGATGATTTTAAAGAAAGCGTTAATTACTGGGTAAATAACAAATATTATACACTAGGAGAAAGTACCTTTGGTAAACCATCTGAAATAAGATTTATAGATTGTGAACAATATGATTTTAATTTTTTATTATCATCGGTTCAAGGTTTATTAAATAACGCAGTTGCATATAATATAAAAACTTTAAAGAGAAGAGATATTACATATAAACAAGTTCCACAAGAATTTGCAGTAGTTGAATTAAGAAAACAAATACAAAATAATTTAAATTCATTTCAAACTCCAATTGAAATACGAAGAAATATATATTCTCCAAATAAAATAGAAATACCACCTACTAAAACAAAAGATATACCAGTATTAGATGTTTTACCACCGGCCAAAGAAGTTGTTATAACAATAGAAACTCCTGAAAAACCTCCTATATTTGTAGAAGAACCAAAAATCGAAAAACCAATTCTTATTGATGTTATACCCGCACCAAAACCAAGCGTTGAACCTGTGAGGGAGATAATAGAAGCTCCATCATTTGGTGGCGGTGGTGGAGGATATGTCGATAATAACTTTGGACCCGGCTATGGTAGAGAGCAAATTATTGAAAGAGATATGAATCAAAGAGAAAATTTACAATAAAATATTTATATAAAATTAATAGATGGCAGTATCTTACGACCCAAATGAGTTTGGAGGAAATCAAATAAATAACCCATATGACGGAAATGGATTGTATAATCCATTTGAAAATCAAACATTGGGTAATATTGGCAGTGTGGGAGGAGGCGGAGGTGGCGGATATACTCCACCGGTTCCAACCAATCCAACATTTGTGCCACCAAGTGCCGTTCAAGAATCCATTGGTAACCCATTGACTATTACATTAGTAAATACCGGAGATATTGCGAGTGAATTTTTTGAAGGAGATATATCAAAAGGAATCGGTACTACAAATAAAATAGTATATTCACCATCATTAACATTTGGTTCTAAACGAAAATATGAATCAAAATCGGAAGGATATGTTAGTTTAAATTATTATGAGGTTGCAATTA